TGCCCCTTTGTGCCACCCTAATTCCCCCTCATAAATTACCCCCTCATTTCTGCGTTTTTTATCAGGCTTTGCCTGATGGCCGCAAAGCGGCCACCCTGTAAGGGTAAAAAACGCAGAAATGAGGGGGTAATTTATGAGGGGGAATTAGGGTGGCACAAAGGGGCATCTAAATCAAACGTAAATGTGGCACGGGGTTTTGGGGTTTCTTTAAAGGTTCTCAAATTAATCTAAGAAAAAAAAGTTGGGCTGGGGTTTTTGGAGTTCTTGGGATCTCAAATAGGGATAGTAATTACTAGGCGTCCTAGTAAATTTAAATAGGCGAATAGGGCCTATTTAAATTTGGGTGAGCCCCTCCCGCGCGCCGCGCCCCGGGGCGAAGCCCCACATCATGGTCCTTCCTGGATCTCCAATTCGATTTGGAAATTCATTCACGCGTGAATTAGATTTTCAAATTACATGGACTTATGGATCCTGTCATGCCATGGGTGACCGGTACACCCTTCCCCTGACCCTCCAATTTGATTTTGAAATTACTTCACGCGTGAATTAGGAAATCGAATTGGGAATACCCATGAGGGGATGAATTCGTTTTACTAATTTAGTACATCGCGTCGGGGGAATTTAGTTTTCTAATTAGGGACTTCGGGAGGGGACGTGGGTCGGTTGGGGGAAAGTGCGCTCTATTACACTCTTTGCACTGTGGGTCTGTCTACTCCTCGTCCTCGTAGTCCTCGAAATCCTGAGAGCCCTCGCCGCCCGCAGCCATCTCGTCAGCGTCGCTCTCGCTCTCCATCTCCTCCTCGGTGTCGCTCTCAGCCAGCTTCAGGATAGCCGCGAGCCGCTTCTCGGCGTCCTCGGCGGGAGGGGCCTCCTGCACCGGAGCGGGAGCGGGCGCAGCAGGCTTGGCCGGAGCCGCGCCGCCCTCGGCGGCCTTTGCCAGGTGGCGCTTGCAGAAGCACTCGCCCTTCAGCGCAGAGAACTTGCACGGCTCCTTCTTCGCCGTAATTCCCTGGCACTTGGTGCTCTGACCCGCCTCGTCAGTCGTCTTGACCTCCTTGGGCTCGCGCTTCTTGTACTTGCGCGGCACCTTGATAGCCGCCTCAGCGACCGCCAGATACTTCGACTGGAGCTCCTCCAGGTTCAAACTGTAGTCAACCGCAATACGCTGCAGGAACTGGTTGTCCCGCTCGCGCACCAGGCAAGCAACAGCCTCCGCGAAGACCTGAGCCATCTGTGTCTCTGTGTGTGGGTGGGGTGCTTTGTCCGTTTTTGGATACCTTTCTGGTCCGGCTTGGGTTACAGCAGTGCACACAACCTTCTTTTGGCCCTGGGAGCTTAATTTCGCAATGGGAAATTCACATTCACAAGTGCGTTCTTTGGGTTGCACAATACAAGCTCCGCTCCAAATCGTGGATGATAAGGTGATGACAGCTCATCGACATATATCCCGTCATAGCCCTGTTTGCTACAGAAGGCACACAGTGCTTTGTACACAACTAAATCAAGGTTCATAAAACTCTTCCGGCCTCCCTGGTTGTAGTAACTCTTCCCAGATGCCTTGAGGTTTTCATTCATCACACCTTTCCTGTAATTCTTGTTTCCCTGATTATTAATAATCTTATTTAGCAAAGCAATTTGAGCACCGACGGTCATGTTATAGCCCATCATAAAGGCCAATCTATTCTTATTCAACTGGCTAAAGTCTGCATGGGCCAAAATGTACTTGACCGTACGGGAGGTGAGTTTCAGTAACTTCAAGGGCTTTTTCACCACGTACTCTCCTAGGCGAGCCTTGGCGTACTGTGATGCGTAATTCTTTGAAATGGCGAAAAACACTGGGACGTTATACACACGGCTGCTGTTGCTTATTCCCTTATAAAGAACATTACCCTCCTTAATATTCTTTCTATCGGGGACGAGAGGACGCGGGGTCGGGCGCTTGTACATTAACATATCTTGATATTAAAATCTACAGTGGTTCAGCCACCATCTTGGGATCAGGGTCCTTAATTCGATAATCTAATTTCACCTTGCTTGGCCATACATACCCGTGCATGGCCCACTCCCCTACTTCAAACGTGTAGTAGTCCGGTTTCTTGCGGTTCAGCGAAGCCTGATGGGATTTGTGGATTGGTGCCCACCCCCACCACCACGGCGGACGCGGGTTAGCGCAGTGAGGCAGTTTCTGCATATTATTACGGTACCCACGGGCTACCCACTCGTCAATCATAGCATTCATATACTTGGCGAGAAAGCACACATGCCCTTTCCACATGAGGGCGGCTGGATGGTTCGCCCATCCTTTGGTGATGCCCATTAGGGCCCTCCATAACTGGTAGGCCTCAACGCGCTGCTTACCCAGTCTACGATAATCTAAACTTTTTGCACACGCTTCTATATCCGCATATGGAACGAAGGTGTTCACCATTTTTATTTTGAATTTGAAAACGAAATTGGACCCGGTCACGCTTCCTATTTTTGGTACATCCACAAGATCTCTTTGATAACTTCTGCACGGACCACATCATCCTCAGTAAACATAAGGTGCTTAATACTTTCAGAGTCCGGATCAATTCGACTAACTAAATCAGCAAGGCCATTAATTTCAAACCCACGATCATGCTGTTCGCCATCACCGGCAATCACCATTTTCGAATCCTCTCCGATCCGCGTCATCAACATCTTCATCTGACTGGGCGTCGAATTTTGCATTTCGTCCCCTATGATCCACGCATTATCAAACGTCCGACCACGCATATAGGCCAATGGACAAACCTCAATTCTGTGATCCTCAATCATTTCAAGGACCTTCTTGACTGGAAAATTGCGGTACAACGCATCGAACATGGGACGGGTCCAGGGTTCCATTTTCTTGTTCAAATTACCAGGGAGAAATCCGTGTTGCTCGTCAACACTGACTGCTGGACGGGTCAAAATAAGTCGCTTGACCTGGCCAGTCATTAGAGCCTTTGAGCCAACTTGACACGCAAGGAGGGTCTTACCTGTACCTGCTGGGCCTGTGCTTATAACTACGGGGGTATGGGACGTGAGCAAGTCTATGTAACGACGCTGGTTCAGAGTTCTGGCTGAAATCATTTGTTCATTAAACGCGTGCAACCCTTAAGTATTCCCCGAGCGCCAATCGACGCCGATCTCCGTGTTATCGGTGACGAGGCCGCGCACGTCGCTCTTGACCCACAGCAAGATGTTGTCGCCGTTGTGGCCGATCACGATAGTCTGACCGAAGGTCAGGATGTCGCCCAGAAGAGCGGCCCGGATCGAGTTGGCCAAGTGTGTGAGGTCGGGGGCCTCCTTGGTCTTGTCGCTCTTGACGTAGTCAGCCTCAATAGTCACAGCCTTGATAGTATAGTCGCGACCGACCGGGACCATAAAGTCGAACACCTCGACTAGCTGACCAGCGAAGGTGCGCGCGACGCGACGCTGAATAGCGTTCATCGCGATGTGCCCACGCTCCACGTCAGGATGGGGAACTGCCCGGTACACAAAGTTGCCGATGCACACGTAAGCGGTCCGGGCGTTTGCAGGGTTCACATACACCCGGTTTTCAATGGCCAAGTCGGCATTGAGGGCGTTAACGCACACAAGGTCCTGAGGGGAGGCCATTCGCTTTTTATTGGTGAAGATCCATCCACCGTGACCTTGACCCGGGCACACAACCTACTTTTAGACGATGCCTCCATTAGTCGTCACCATGTGACGTGTGCAACCCCATGTCTTAGCTAACGCATCGAACATGTCGTTCGAATGTGTACGAATAGCCTCCAATTCTGCCATATAATTCGTGTACATGTCATTGCTAATTTTCTGGAAAATATCAGTAACAACAGTTTGATACATCTCAATAATTGACCGAATATCCCTATTCTTTTGTCGCGCCTTTTCCCGCTGCTGTAGGCGCCTCTTGAAATTTTCACCGTCGTAGTCACCTATCATATACCTAATTCTCAGGTCCCTATTTCCTTCGATAGTCTCCGCGTAGCGCGTCAAAACTACATACTCATTATGAGCATGCATTCGATGAATACTTTCAAGTATATTGAGTTCGGTAATTGTATAAGTGGGGAGCCGCCGCAGGGTCACAAGGATTTGAGGACCTGGCATTCCACCACACTGCACGTCGCCGGGTTCGCGGCGCAGTTGGCCGTGAGCCTCTAGATACTGATAATAATGTGGGTTATGAATACGTCCTGTTTCAATTCCGCCAGTACGCCAACTAAATGCAGTTTTACACTGTGTGCAAAACATCTGATCACAACCGTCAATTTTGAAAATTAGGGCCGCGCATTTAGGACACGTTTTACTATCCTTTTCCAAGAGGCGGGCCGTCTCAATGCATTCGGGCTTACAAGTATGAGGCGCATCTTTGCAACCCTTAACTTCATGACACTCTGGACATGTCCACTTTTCACATAGACCACATTTCCATGCAGTAGAAAGGAACCCACGGCACCCATCGGCCGGGCACGCGCGGACAAACGCCTTTTTGGTCTCTGCCTGTTTATTATATGTAATGTTATACGCATATTCGTAAAAATTTAGATCAACTTGAAGGGACGCCCTGACTTTCATCTTGTCGAGAGCATTTCGCCGACGATTAATAGCACCCGATACAGCCGGGTCGGTTTCTATATTATAGATTTCGTTACTGATTTGGACAATTTGCGTCTTAAGTTCTTCGCATTTGGCGGTATACTCGCGAAGTTTCTTTTCACGCTCTACATATGGCTGAGTTTCTGGCAAAAGGCTGCGCTCCTTTTCAAAGAGGACATTCTCTCGGTGAAGCTTGTAATCCTTGGTTACGAATTTCTTTGTGAAATTGCTGAGTAAAACGTTACGAGACCATTCCTTTCTACAATTCATACAGTGAGGATATTCAGTCGAGCTCGTAAGGTAACGCTCGCTACAAGACGCACACACATCGTATGGACAATAGGGGCAATTTATTTTTTTTCGACTTGATAAGTTGAAAGTGTCACAACATACACTACAGCTCATTGTCGTTAGTAACTAATGGAGGCTTTTTTTTATCAGGCGCTGGCTCGGGTTTGGGGACGGGTTTGGATTTGCTAACCTTAATTCCACGCTTTGAAATTACAACATCTTCATCTTCATCTGTCATGTCTGCCCACGCCATCTTTTTAGTCGGCTTGCTCATTACCCATCCTTTTCTTCACAGCTTTAATAACCTTCTTGACCTTGGGCTTGGGGTCAGGCTTGGACGCCGAGGGGTACTTTGCGAAGATCCTGTCGAGCACCTCTTGGCGCTCCTCCGCAGTGTCCTCCATGTGCTGGCACCACTGGCGATACTTGTCTACGCGCTCTTCGGGGTAACCGCCCGCACGCATCGCCTTCACCATCTCCTTAACAGGAGGACGACCGTGACGACCGGTTTCCCGAGCGTGCTTTGCGATGGCAGTGATAATGGGAGTGTTGTCAATTGTACAGCACTCCACATTCTCGGTGGATGTCAAGACGGGTGCATTTGTCTCGAACCACTCGCGCGACCTCTGTATGTACGCCTCGCGCTCTCCTGGTGGGAGGTGGCTCGCGATAAAGGCGTAGTCAACCGACGGCGTCCACGGTTTTTGTGGGCGCAGGGGGACCTGTGTGTTGCGCAACTGATCTGCAAGCTGGCCCACGATACTCGGAAACCCCGAAGGGACCGGGAGGGGCGGCAGCGCACGGCCAGCGACGCGAGGACGGATGATGGGACGTTTGTGCATTTTGGGATGGCTTCCTGTACACCCAAAGTCTACAGCCGGGCACACAACCTTTTTTTGCCCAGTAAGAGTAGATGCTTCTTGCATGGATTATTAGAGCACTTCATTTCTTTCTAGTCCTGTTTATAATTGGAGCTCCATTCAGTTCAGATGAATATTTACTCACTTTACACCTCATAATTGTTCCTTTCATAATGCTACACTGGCTGACAAATCAGTCGGTTTGCGCTCTCACGGAGATGGAAAAACTCGTGACAGGCAAGACGTGTGATGATGAGACATTTTTTGGTAAGCTCGTGGGGCCGGTTTATAAGTTTAGGACACAAAGAGAGGAGAACCTATTCTTATGGACTATGCTCATAGGGTTATGGATGGTTGCGTTTATTAAACGGTTCAGTGGATAACTTCGCAGTCAAAGTCCTCGCTCGCGAGCGGGTTGCCGTGTGATTGGCACAGCGCGCAGTCAGTGTGCACCACGTTGTCAAGTGTGTGATTGTGGACGGGCTCCTCTACCTTGGAGGGCTTGGCGGGCACAGCAGCCTCGGTCTTTTCAGCAGATGCGTTGAGGTGGCGCTTGCAGAAGCATTCGCCCTTCAGCGCAGAGAACTTGCACGGCTCTTTCTTAGCCGTCATTCCCTGGCACTTGCCCTGTGCCGGTGCAGACGTTTCGCCATCCTCCTTGGGCTCGCGCTTTTTGTACTTGCGCGGCACCTTGATAGCCGCGTCGCCCACCTGCTGATAAAGTTCATACAAATCCTTGTACGACAAGTTCAGTTCGGTAGCCACACGCTCCACGAAAGCCTTGTCGCGTTCGACAACCAGAGCGTTGATGGCCTGGGCAAACTCCATTTTGGGTTGGATGTACCACCACTCCCAGCCTTAAGCCGGACACACAACCTAAATTTTGGCCAGGGACACAGCATTATAATTTTTCTCTTTATCAAGTACCAATTTAACAGCCTCACCACACTCAACCCCATCTGGCAACAAATAAGAAGTCTGCTGCAAATCACCCGTTGGTCCGTATGCTGACACGTGTAATGGAGGATACACTGTCATTTCATAATTGTCACGCGTAATATCATATGTTCCCGGTTGAACGATAATATAGGTATTACTCGTTGTATTTTTAATCACTAATAGTGATTTGGGACACGGTGGAAGTGTCGGAGCCTTTACTTCGGGTACCGGTGCTTTGTAAAGCAAGACGTATCCAACAACGAAAGCAACTACCACAAATAATATGACAATTATAATAATTCCACTGTTAGACTTTGGCTTTTGTAGGGCTAGTGGGTCCATCTATTATTTATAATATAAATTTATCTTCGCGGACCCATGCGTTACATACATATTTCGTACCCTCTTTGATAGGCAAGCCCGCATGAAGCGCCTTAGGATGACACTTGTTTTCTGTGTCTCCAAGAGGCCTGAAAAATACTCCTGACCCCTTTGGAGGCTTGACTTTCAGGTTATTATGCTCTGGAAAATGAGTTTCTCCTTCTGTAAAGTCTGAATTAAGGTAAACTAGAAGCGTACCTACGCGCTGACCACTCAAACCTTCAAAATCTCTACAGGCCTGGTCGTCATCACAACACGAATCATGATGAGCCTTGTAATAAGTCCCTGGTCTGTACCGGACGACCTGTAGGCTCTCACAATTTTCAATTGATTTTCCTGTTAACTTTGATGCATGCTCCATCACTTTTCGAGCTACTGGATCATCTTTGGGTATCCATGCGGTCTCACTTGTCCGTGCATCACTTGGGGAGCTGCTTCCAACCACACCACTTCGCGTGAACAATGGATCGGCCTTCTTAATTATGTAATCACATTCTGCTGGAGTTAGAATGTTATCATGTATTGACGGTGGCGTCCATGGTGCGTCACGATTGGTGTATCCTCTACCAGACCATCTCGAGACCCACCACCAAATTAAAAATGAAATTAGCAAAGTCCAGAATGCAATTATCAAAACTTGCATCACTTAATTTGCTTCAATAATTTTTCTACGCGTCTTGCACTTTGAAGGGACCCTTTCATATTTCGGTTTCTTATCCGCTGAAGGAGAGGTACAGTCTCTTTTGCTACACGCCTGAGGTTGTTCTTCTGACGGGCCAGACGTAGTAGACCTTCTGTACGTGCAATATTCTTAGCGCCTTTATTCTTCGTCTTCCCTGTTAACGGATTTCGATGTGAAATTAGTCCCTTGTATAAAAACGACCCTGTCAAGAGTGCAAGGCTGTCCTTGAGTTGGTACTTCAGTCTCTGAATTGGAATTCCTAATTTGTAAGACAGTGGTAAGTTGAGCATGCGACGATCAGCTCCAGGATAAACGGCCAGGGCTGTATCCACCAACCCCACCTTTTCACCGTTACCTAATATGACGTCATATGTAACCACTTGATAAATACGACGATTGGTACCTGGAACCTGCATACGTGGATTATTAAAAGGTGACTTTACTCGGCGTGTAATATTCAGACGCGCGTCACATCCATTATATTCACGATTTAAATACCTGACAAATGCATTCATATGGTTTGTCATTATGCGTCTCATAGATATGACATAGCTTGCAAGATCGATGTTAGATTTTACCACATTTGGAATTGCAAATGTGAAATCAAAATCTGAAGTTCTTCTTAATTTAGGAGGTAAATATGCCTTCCGAGCCTCAAGGTATGTCCGGACCGCCATACCACCTGTGCAAAATATCACAAGGCCCTTGCCGTACGGGCGGGTAAGGCGGGTCGTCCCTTTTGAAAACTCTATGAAAATACGCGGCAACGCTAATTTGATCGAGTGGATATCGACAACTGGAAGAAGCCTGCCAGCATTCGAGTATTTCTCTATGTGCCGATACGCATTCACGAGCATAATTTCAGATGGAAACCCACCCTTGTGGAAAGCTGAATTTTGTTTTGCTGAATAGTAACCATCATATCCCTCGCGAGTAAGGAATTCTCTAGACAAATTACCAAAGGCGAGCTTGTTCAATTCCTTGTAACTCGCACGTCCTCCCGGCTTGTCACCAACGCTCGGTAATTTGTTCATCTCTTTTTGACCCAACAGCATACCGAGCATCTTTTTCTGATACCCGGCCGACACCCCTACACCCGTCACGAGACGGATAGCGGCCCGCGTCTCTTGTGAAAGTGGATATTTATTTGTTAAAAGTAAATTCAGATTGTGATGTGTCAGGTCAAAAAGACGGAGAGTTTTCTTGACCCTGTAAGAGCATGGTGAGCCATAATTCTTTGCAGTGTCGACACTCTGTGTAAGGAAGAATGTCTTTGTATCTTTGAGTAATGTCTGACATCCTATGTGCCTGAAACCCTTGTACAGGATTTCTCCACTTGGAATAATAGTCTCGGTAAAGACCATCCTCTACTGAATGTACAGTTTTTTTTCTTACCAAAAACTAAGATGGCGTCGAAATATATTGGCATGCTCATGTCGTCGCGCAATCAGGCGCATGCGTTCCATCTTACCACTAAATCATATGCCGAACACAAGGCACTCCAGGCCTATTACGAGGGTATCATACCTTTGGCTGACGCGTGGGCCGAAGCCTATATGGGCCGGTACGGAAGACTGACCAAAATTTCATTCAACAAAAAGGCCGTCCGCGATCCACGCAAGGCCAAGGCATATTTTAAGAGCCTGCTGGTCCGTATTCGCGCACTTAAGCTCCCACGTGACAGCTACCTCAAGAATATTCAGGACGAAATTACAGCTCTTATTCGAACTACCCTCTACATGCTCAGCTTAAAGTAAAAAATCAATAACTCAGAAATGGCCACCCTACGGTTCGAAACAGTTGATCGTATAGCTCTCACTTACATCAATGACATTAAGGGAACGATATCAGAAGTTGATGTTTATTACATTCTTGAATATGTCAAAAAACTGCCAGACAATGCGAGATATGTAGAAACAGGGTCATATCTCGGATGTTCGGCTACGATAGTCGCTCTTTCATCTAATGCGACTGTATGGGCCCATGATATATGGACGAATGACTGGTCGGAACTCAAGGGCACCATTCCACCCCCTGAAACTGAAAACTACTTTTTGAAATTTTACGAAGGAGTTTTGAATAATAAATTAGAAAATCGAATTATACCTATCCGTGGTAATTCAGCTGAAACTCTATTAATTCATCCTCTAAATTCAATCGACCTGGCATTTATAGATGGCGATCATTCTTACAAGGGCTGTCTGAGTGACCTGCAGGCAATTTTCCCACGGATGAAGCCTGGCTCGACCATACTTGTTCATGACTGTTATAATGATACTGAAGCCTATCAGGCACTTCAAGACTTCACAAAACTTCACAATCTTCAATATCAGCGTGCACATGGTAGTTCAGCCCTCGCCAGAATACCAATCCCTGAACTCGGTGTACCACTCGATAGTTCTGCGTAAACAGACATCAAACTCCGGGTTCTCGGACCACCCAAGTGCCCTAAGGGCCGAGCTATCTATACAGTACCGGCTGTCATTGAAAGGCCGGTCAGATACATACTTGCAAGTTCCTTTGCCTATAATTTTGGAAATTTTTTCGAATATATCGATTACCGAATGTTCGTGAGAACTCCCAATATTGTACGTCTTTCCTATTTCACCCCTGTCAAGGATAATCTCGACAGCCCTTGACACGTCATCTACGTGAATAAAGTTGCGCCGGGTCGTCCCATCCCCATGGATCGGGCATGGTTCACCCTTGAGCAATTTAGAAATGAAAAGTGGAACCACCTTTTCAGGGTATTGTTTCGGCCCAAACACGTTATTCCCCCTCGTAATTATGCACGGTAATTTATACGCGTGCATGTAGGCCCGTACATAAAGCTCTGCGGCAGCCTTGCTTGCCGAGTACGGATTACTTGGATTGAGGGGTGACATTTCATCTGATGTGGTCAAGGGGCCAACCTCCCCATAGACCTCATCCGTGCTTATATGAATAAATTTCTTGAGTTTCCCGTAATCCTTTACCGTCTCGAGGAGCACGTGTGTACCAAGTACATTGTCTTTCGTAAACTGAAAAGACTGGTCAAAACTGCGGTCGACACACGACTGTGCCGCAAAGTGAATGACAACGTCAGGTTGATGCTCACGGAACACGTGGGTCATGTGATATCTTTCTGTAATGTCCGCGCGTATATACGTGTATCGTGGACCAGGCACGACATTCTTCTCACGAGCCATGTAATCGCATTTGTCAATATTTATGATTTCTATTTCCGAATTTGATTTCAAAATATGTTCAATAAAATTAGACCCTATGAAACCAAGACCACCCGTTACAAGAACTTTCATTTATAAATATACCATGCATTATTTGCTTTAACCATATTTTCTGAACATGTAGCTGTAATTATAACTCTCATTCCAGGTGAAGGGCTGTCTGTTATTGTGAGGCCGTTGATAGTTTTTCCATGTTTAAATTTACTGTCATCCACTAGACATTTGATATTGTATCCTTGTTCAAATAACACAGGGATCAACTTATATGCAAATTGTCCGATACCATACAGACATAGAGGTTCTGTTTTTGAGAACTCCTTCTCTATTCTTTCGAGTATACTCTCAAATTCTGCCGTAGATGCGACCAAGTGATCGTTTATATCAGTCTTGAAAGTAAATATACAGTAAATACTTGGATAGTCCTTTCCGACCACCTTTTGCCCACTCTTGATACACTGAAATCCGTGTTTATCAAACAATGATATTAAAGTCACTAGATTGAAATGGTTCACATGTTCAAGGTTAAAATCCTGAAAAGGCGGGCTGATCGTGTAACGTGCACTGTCCGGCACTTCGATATACACATGTCCATGCGGTTTCACAAGTTGTTTAATTCGATCGACAAATTTGTTAATATCGATAATATGTTCTAAGACGTGACAACATGTAACATAATCGAACTGTGTGTGTATATCTGTCGTGAATAGGCTTCCGTGCATGCATTCAATTCCTTGATTTTGTAGGTGACTGACACATATATTACTCGTGTCAATACCTGTAACGTTGTTAAATCCCTCTTGTCTGAAAAGACTTAGAAGACTTCCAGAACCACATCCAACATCGATTATTGTACTATCAGGATTTATATAAGGCAACGATACATCGAGAATATCTGTAGCATATTTTGTGATTGATGTAACTGGTTTATAGTACATATTCTGTTGACTGTAATACATGTCATAATCTTCTTGGGTTTGGCCCGTCGCTGTGAACATAAACCCACATGAATTGCATCTATTGACGTTTATTTCAGAATTCAAATTACAGTCATCCGGAATACACAATTTAAAAGTTTTAATAGGGGTTGATTGCGTTGATCCACAAAAACACACCCTCATTTATAGTTTATTGCTAGTATCCTTTAATAGTTTAAAGAGTTTAGCACTAAAACCCATAATGAAAGTAAGCGATGTGATAGCCAAGTTTTTGAAAGAAAATTCAGTTGACACGGTATTTTCAGTAACAGGAGGATATGCCATGCATTTAAACGATTCGTTTGGAAAAATTCTGAATGTGTCGTACCATAACGGCGAGATTAACTGCGGCTATGCGGCTATAGGATGGTCTAGTATAGAACATAAACCATCTGTCGTATGCACAACGGCAGGATGTGGAGCTACGAATGCGATCACCCCCTGTCTTTCTGCATGGCACGACAGCGTCCCTGTCTTGTTCATTAATGGTGCTATAAATTCCAATGAAAATATAAGACAACTCAACCACTGTGTACGTACATTTTCTGGATCGGACTGTGATATTATATCAATGGTAAAAGACATCACAAAATTTTCCTATGAACTTATAAATCCATCGGAAACTACTTATATCCTTTCAAAATGTTTATGGAGTATGATGCATGGCCGTAAAGGTCCTGTATGGCTGTCTGTTCCTCTCGATGTACAAAATATGGAAGTTTCTGAACATATTCCATGGGCTCCTCCTATTGAACAACCCTTTCCACCTTTTACAGTTCCACAACTTGAAAACTATAAACGACCAGTTTTCATTGTGGGTAATGGTATACGAGAATGTATACCAGAGTTTATCGAGTATGTTAAAATGACTTCTATACCGTTTGCCGTTTCTTTCATGGCAACTGACGTTCCAGGTTACGTAGGCAGGATAGGCGTCATAGGTGACAAAAATGGAAATAAGGTGGTGCAAGACGCTGATCTGGTAATATCACTTGGGTGCCGTCTTGGTATTTGCGCAATTGGATACAAAGGTATCGAAAATTTTGCACCTAATGCTGATATTTACCAAGTTGATATAGATACATCAGAGTTTAGACATGCACGTGTCAAATACATTCATTCCACGTGCAAAAATTTCTTATCAAAACTCCCCCAAGTGAATAAACCATGGTTCGAACCTGAGGTATTGTTACGCCAAGATGATGACAAAATGAACCCGTACAATATACTTGATGAGTTTTTCAGGGTAAAACCTGGATCTACTAATATAGTATGCTCATCTGGTTCACTTGTGTCACATGTATGGCATACCTACGTTCATAAATATGATGATAGATTTATCATATGTAGCAACGGGGATATGGGATTTGAAATTCCTTCATCAATTGGTGTAGCCATGAAGACCAATCGTCGCACGTATTGTATGGTTGGAGATGGGTCTTTTCAGTTTAGTTTTACAGAACTAATGAACGCGAAAAATCTCCCAATTACGTTCATGGTTTTCAATAATGGTGGGTACGGTGCAATTAAACTTACACAGCAAAAATATTTTTCAAATGAATTCGGAACAGAGTTTAAATTTCCAGATATCAAAAAAATTGCTGATGCTTATAACATTCCGTACTATTCGAAATATACTGAGCATGCAGATGGTCCATGTATAATAGAAATCAAATGTAAGGTCCAGGGTCGCCTCCCAATGATTTGAAGAATGGACTATAATTTGCAATTCCGTTTCTAATATGAACGGTTTTCCGTACGGGAAAAATATCAATTTCATCATTCATTTTGTAAATTTCGGTTAGGTTTGTGTTTGTATCACACAGTGATGTGAAAATCTCAAGCTGTGCATTACCCGAACCTCCACCTATGCCGTGAAGAGAAACATCAATAATAGATGCCCCTGCATGTGTTGCGGCTAGAGAGTTTGCGATAGCAAGTTGCAAGTTATTATGTCCGTGAAATCCAACTACCATATCAGGTAGTAGCGTCTTGATGTCACTGATGCGCTTGTGCACTACTTCAGGTTTATAATTTCCTGCAGTATCGAAAATTACTACATTTTTAATACCCATCTTACTTATTTCTGTACAAGCGTTCATGACCTGATCATCAGTAAATTTACTTGTAAACAAAAGTGAAACCCATACTTCCTTTTTGTCTACGAAATACCTAGCAAACTCCTTGATTTTGTCAGTCTCGGTCGGAATGCATGAAAGGCGGATTACATCTACATCTCTGGTTACTGATACTGCATAATCCAATGAACAATAATCGGGGTTCACGAGCGTACTGAGACGGGTTTTAATTAGATTTTTTCGAGCAACCTGTATCATTTCGGTATCAGTCAGATTTATTGAAGGATTTGTACATCCTATACTCAGACCATGGCCTACTTCAAGCACATCAATACCAGCCCTTTCTGCAAACTTCGAATAAGTATCGATAAATTCAATAGGAATGTGATAGTCAAACATATGCCATCCGTCCCGTAAGGTTACGTCACTTACAGTAATCATATAAAGATATGTCAGCTTTTATCTTTATATGAGTAAGCTCGTAGTTTTTGATCTAGACGGGGTGCTGCTGGATTCCAAAATATTGCATTACGAGGTTCTGAATAGAGCCCTTGAAAAGGTTGATCCTAAGTATATCATATCGAAACAAGAACAGGAGCATACTTACGAAGGAAAACCTACACTGACTAAATTGAAAATTCTAACTGCACAGAAAGGTCTCGACCCAAGTACATATGATGACATCTGGAAGTACAAACAGCTTCTCACATTACAGTATATTGATACTAATGTGAAACCCGATAATGAACTTGTTGAACTCATGAAATTTTTACACGAAAACGATTATGAAATTGCGTGCGCATCAAATTCGATATACGCCACTGTTAAGAAAAGTCTTCTTAAATTGGGACTGACGGACCATATAGACTATTTCCTATCAAACGAAGATATTACACATCCTAAACCTCACCCTGAAATTTACTATCGTTGTATGATCAGGTCAAACAAATCTCCTTCACAAGTTACCATAATCGAAGACAGCCCCGTGGGGTTGGAAGCTGCACGACGATCTGGTGCACGTGTTATCCCCGTTCGCAACCGAAGTGATGTGAGAAAGTCGTTATTTGTCCCTGTTCGAAATTTAGTTCCGTATTAAAAAAATACGACCCCTAATTAAGAGATGAAGGTCTGGTATGCACCTAATCAATTTGAGGCCTATGGGGAAGAGGAGATTAAGGCGGTCGAGGCATCTCTTCGTGCTGGCTGGCTAGCAGGGTTTGGTCCACGGACCGTCGAATTTGAAAATAAGGTTTCTACACTTTTCGGAAAGAAGCATGGGCTTTTTGTAAATTCTGGGTCAAGTGCTATTCTATTGGCGCTATGTGCACTTGACCTGCAACCAGGTGATGAGGTTATTACACCAGCTTGCGGGTTCGCAACTACTGTGGCTCCAATTCAACAGGTGGGCGCCACTCCAGTATTTTGTGACGTGGAAATCCCCAAGTATGTTCCTAGCGTAGAGCAGATCCGTGCCCACGTCACCCCGCGAACCAAGGTACTGCTCATTCCTAACCTGATTGGCAACAAGCCAGATTGGAAAGAAATCCGAGAGGCGTTTCCAGACCTCGTGCTCGTCGAAGACAGTGCAGACACCATCACTATGACACCCGAGACTGATATTTCAACTACAAGTTTTTATGCCAGCCACGTCATCACGGCAGGTGGCGTGGGTGGAATGGTCATGTTTAATTCTGAAACTCAATTGAAGAAGGCGATTATGTATCGTGATTGGGGTCGTATCGGAGATAATTCCGAGGACCCATCTGACCGTTTCAATCATTCTGTCGACGGAATTCCATACGATTGGAAGTTTCTGTACGGTGTAGCCGGCTACCACCTGAAGGCGTCGGAGATGAATGCGGCATTTGGTCTGGTACAGGTTAATCGGCTTGAGGGGCTCTTGGCGAAGCGCCGGGCGAACATTGAGAGATATCTGGAGCGTCTCAAGGACACGAAATATTATACCCTGCCAGATGACAGTAAAAAGCCAAACTGGCTCGCCATCCCACTTATGTGCCCAGATCGCCTAGAGCTCCTTCATTTCCTTGAGGCTAATGGTGTTCAGACGCGCGTATGCTTTGCAGGAAATATCACACGTCATCCAGCCTGGCGCCAGTATCTACGACCCTTTGAAAATTCAGACCGGATTATGGGTGAGGGGTTCCTTCTAGGGGCTCATCACGGCATGGGTCAAGAGGAGGTTGACTACGTATGTAATCTTCTCGAAACCTTTGCAGCAACACGGGCAAAGGCTCAAACTGCATAAAATTAAGATCAGACTTATTTCCAGTATAATTACTGTCAGTCGTTCTCTTGACTGTACACGTCACCCCGACCATTTCTGCAATTTCAGATAATTTATAAGATGTTGGATAAACCGCGTCCATTATTTTTTGTCGAATTTCATTTTCAAATATGTAATCGATAACCCGACACAGGTCGTGGATATCAAAAAAATCAAAGTACTTGTCCTCATCAATATCCACATGACCCTCCCGGATACATGTAGATATAAATCTAGAAGGAAGTTCATCTAGTCCAAAACACCCGTATACTCGTAGACAATATACATTATCAAGGTCTGTATAGATATGCTCCTGGACGAGTTTTGATAGACCGTAAAGAGACTTCCGGTTGTACACGGCACCACTCGAAAACCATATGATTTTCTTAAACAAATGTCTATTGGCACAGACATTCATATACATGAAAAGGTTCTTCTCAATAGTATCGGGAGGGTCGGGTACAAGGCGCGATCCACCAACAGTAGCACATAGAATTACATAATCAAATTTGTTGCATCTAAAAAACTTATTGACCGCCTCCGTATTTACCAAATTTAATTCGGCTTGGCGGACGACCCGAGCCTTCGGACCGAAATGCCTAGCCAGATTTTTAGAAATAAAACCACCTCCCAAAATGCAGACTGACATAAAGATTAGTCTACTAATTTCTTTATGAGTTTTGTTGTAACTTCCCTGCATACACCCGACTGGGCCGAGTTCGCAGCCGTGACCGACACTAATAAGAAGGAGTATTGTGATCGACATGGATACATTTTCGAAACTGTAGGGGACGGTCCATGGCATACACGCATTGACCTTGGGGTTGTTGGGGACTTTGGGTTTGAGCGTGGGTACAGGTTTCTCGATATGTTTGCAAAATATCCAGAGTGTGAATGGGTTATGTTTTCTGATTGTGATGCGCTTTTTACTAATCATACGGTGACGCTAGACCGCCTTGCAGACAATCGTTTCCACGTCATCCTGGCCGCCGATATTAACGGAACAAATTGCGGAAATATTTTGATCCGGAACTCAGAAATAGGCCGAGGTTTTTGTCAGTCGATGGTCGCAGCGCGCTCAGCCTATAGGGACAATGTGATGGCCGAAAATCAATGGATCCAAGAGATGGCAACCGCAACGTACTGGAAAAAATGGATCAAGATTGTGCCTCAACGGATGTTCAACGCGTACGACTACACTCTCTATCAGTTTCCTAAATTTACAGGCACGAAGGATATTCTAGGAGTTGATGGTCAATGGCAGCCAGGTGATTTTCTTATTCATATTGTCGGAGGAATGGCGATAGACAAGAAAACTCTTCAGGATAGAATTGATATTGCAAAAATGTATTTAGAGAGGGTAGTCAAGTAATTCGTAATGCTGATTGATGCGTTCATGTTTTATAATGAGCTTGATGTTCTCGAACTTCGTCTAAGTGTACTTGACGAGTACGTAGATCAATTTGTCCTTGTCGAGGCTGATGTCAATCATGTAGGTGGAGACAAGCCCTTATTTTTCAAGGATAATAAGGATCGTTTCGCTAGGTGGCTCCCTAAGATACGGTACGTTCACGTGACCAAAGAGGCGGCCCCAACTGACAAGAGCCCTTGGTCACGTGAGAAGTTTCAGCGCGAAGCAATTCTGTCAGGCATCCCGGACGCCCCAGATGATGCCATCATAATGATCAGTGATGTGGATGAAATCCCGGATATGTCAAAGGTACCATTTGAAAATATGCCTGCAGGGGTTTTAGCTTTGCATATGTACATGTTCAATTACAATTTCGATTATATGTTCACTGGCGAACCATGGGTCGGGACGGTCGTCACGACAGTCGACCTTGTACGTAAATGGACCGTGAATTACTTCAGGGATCATCGATGGAAGTTCCCAGTACTACAGGAGGCTGGTTGGCACCTGAGCAGTTTTGGCGACGAAAAGATGGTCCTAAATAAGATGAAGACATTTGCACATGCTCTGGACGAAAATGATCACAAGCATCTACAAACCGAGGATAATATTCGAGAGTGGATCAAGGAGGGCAAGTTTATTGATGGACGTACTCCGCTGCTTCCACGTCCCATTGAGGTCCCTCTACCCGGATCTGTCGAAGTTCTTCGTAGGCTAAAGATGGGCACATTCCCATGACGGCCGCCTTCCGCTTCAAAAGTCGGAGAATATCTCTAGGATGCATAAATTTGAAAAAATGCTGCTTTGCCTTAATATGCGTAAAAACCCCACCGGCCGCCAGGTCCCTTTGCCCCTGACAGACCGGCCATGTCACGTCTCGTAAATCATAGATCTCCGCCTCGTGATTGTCGAGGCGCGGAAGTATGTTCTCACGAATGAGCAATTGAATTTGCTCCATCTGTCTTTCCATATCTTAGTCTAGAGGTTTTTTCTTATGTAGACGCACATTCCCAGTTAATGCATACTGCCGCTGCCACTGCAAACAGAATTCCGAGCAACTGTACCCAGTGTTTTATTTTTTCACCAAATATCAGCCATGCGGTGAGGGCCCCACCTACCACCACCATAGCCTCCCACATAATACACGTCCACATCATACTCTCGGCCTGTAGGGTCTTTATCAAAAGGGCGAGGACCAATAACCATGCAAGCAACCCGGCCATGAAATTGTGATGCTTACCTTCTTCTGCAAACCATTTGAGGTGAGCATTTCCAAAAAGTTCGGCAGCCGTCATGGACGCCACCAATATAAAGCTCATCCTAATAAGTTAAAGGATTTATTTTCGGACAAGATATGTGGTTAGAATGGATTGTTGCGTGGTTCATTAGAATACCTAATATGGACCATAAAAGTAAAGTCGCCCTCCTCCTGATAATGAAGGATCCTGATTGGGTCTTAACTGTAAAAGTTCACAATTTACTAGAACATATTAAAGATTTAAAAAGATAATACCTAAATGAAGGCGGCTCTCATTACGGGTGTAACTGGTCAAGATGGAAGTTATCTTGCAGAGTTTTTATTGGAAAAAAGTTATTCGGTATACGGGATGGCGCGTTACTGTTCAGAGCCAAAACATGAGCGTCTTGGAAATGTCCGGAAACATCCTGAATTTAATTTAGTAGAAGGGGATCTGACGGATGCTTCAAGGATCTCTACAATTTTGAATTCGATTGCGGAAATCTATGACGTGATCGAGGTGTACAATCTCGGTGCCCAGTCACATGTTAAACTGTCTTTTGACCAGCCAGAATATACTGCGAACGTGGATGCTCTCGGCACATTGCGTGTCCTTGAGGCAATTCGCAATTCAAAATACAAAACAAAATTCAAGTTTTATCAGGCGGGTACCAGTGAGATGTTCGGAAAGGTCCAACAGACACCACAGAACGAGGAGACCCCCTTTTATCCACGGAGCCCCTATGGGGTCTCAAAGGTATTTGCATACTGGATAACCAGGAACTATAGAGAAGCATATGGTATATATGCATGTACCGGAATTCTTTTCAATCACGAATCGGAGCGCCGGGGCCCTGAATTTGTTACACGCAAGATCACCCTAGGTCTGAACAAATGGATCAAGACACAGACCCCTATCGAGCTCGGAAATCTCGAGGCCCAACGCGACTGGGGTCATGCACTTGATTACGTGAATGCTATGTGGCTTATGCTCCAACAACAAGAACCCGAAGACTTTGTAATAGGTACTGGCCAGACGCATTCAATTAAAACATTCATCGTTACCGCCCTAAACTTACTGGGTGTTGTACATCACTGGGAAGGTTCAGGAATTGACGAAAAATGTATACATACACCAACAGGCCTGGTAATTGTCCAAGTCAATCCAGAATTCTATAGACCAGCCGAAGTTGATGTCCTAATTGCCAACCCAACGAAAGCCTATGAGAAGTTGAATTGGCGCCCAACTATTTCGTTCCAGGAACTTGTTTTTAAAATGCTTAAAAATGATATCACCCCACCTAATTAATGAAGTGGCTCTTCATCGGACCACGCCTTTTAGCTGGTATAGGCCAGGTTACAAATAGATACGCAGAATTGCTCCGTGATGCCGGTCACGAAACAGAATATGTTGAATTTGGTCAGTCTCCTAAGAGTTCAACATATGATGTAGGATTTGCTTTCGTTTTGCCAATTGATGACTTTGTAAAAGCGGTCGATGGGTACATGACCCAATGCAAGAAACAGATGTACATGACAATTTGCGAGACGGAAACAGTTAACGCGAAGTATGAAATACTGACAAAATATAAGACCCTTTACGTCGCATCTGAATTTTGTAAGAGGGTTTTTGAGCGCCAATTTCCAAACACAAATTGGAGGATACTTAGACTTTACGCGGCAGAGCCAGAGCGTTGCTTGTCGGTGTCTAAGTTTTATACGTTCTATACTATTGGAAATATGGCCGATCCTCGTAAGAATACCCAGGCTCTGCTTAACGCATGGCAGGAGTGCAGGTTTCCGGACGCACGGCTCGTGATCAAGGCCACATGTCTTCGGGATTTAGATATTAAAATTCCAGGAGTTGCTGTTATCAACGGTCTACTCACCAACGAGCAAATGGAGAAAATTCATCACGCCGGTGACTGTTACATAAACTGCTCTCATTCAGAGGGGGTCGGAATGGGAGCTGTTGAGGCTGCACTTCATAATAAGCCTGTTATTATCACTGATTATGGTGGTCTCAAGGAGTACGTCAAGACCCCGTGGGTCATTCCATCAACATTAGGCCCTATAGGTTTTGATGATTTTCTATTTACGAAAGATCTTGAGTGGGGCTACCCAGATTATTCCAGTCTTGTGAAGTGTATGAAAGAATGTTATGCACTCAAAGTCCGTGAGTGGGACCACACGCATACCAAAAATTTAATGAAGTCTATTGTCCCAGACCTTTTGCAGTATTCTTCAGAGACTTCAGAGCCTTGAGAGCCTCGCCATTACCAGCGAGCTTCGCGGCGTTAGTCAGCTTGTTAGCAAGACCGTTCATTCCGAGGTTCTTTGCAATTGCCGCCTGGTTTTGCAGCGCACGCTGTGCGTTGCTCAACTGATTTGTCGCGGCAACAAAATTACGATTAGCAACTGGGATATTTCCATTAGAAATATTTGCAACAGCCTTATTGGTATTGGCGTTTGCACGTTGCAAGTTATTTGCCGCGCCAGTCAAAGTATTATTCATTACTTTAATCGACGATTAAAATTCAGGAGACTTGGCAGGGGCTCCACCAGTTGTTGCGGACTGGACCCAATACAATGCAAGATAAGTTACAATACCTGTCACGAGAGTTGAAGACAACAAAAATGACTTCTGGGAATTAAGATACAGTACCGTATCGTCAATGACCTTTATTTGCGTTGGCTTCTTTATAAGCTTGGGGACGATGTAGACAAGTAGGAAGTTGACGGCCATGGCGGCCCAAACGTAGTTAAGGTTCACCTGCATTACACTATACTGAGATTAATTTCCCCCGCTGTGCTTCTTGCAGAACCCCCCACACACCGCCCTGAACTTGCAGGGCCTATTCTCCAGCGTCACCGCCTTGCAGAGCGCGCCGCTAGTCACCGCCTTCTTGGCGCTAGGCGCCAGCCCAGAGCACTCGGCGACTGTGGGCTTTTTGTCAGTCACCTTGAGCTTGTGCTTGGCGGCGTCTAGCTCCTGTGCCTTTTCGCGTGCGCGCAGCAGAGTGTCCGCGAGCTTCGCCGGCTCCGGGTGCCCCTGCGCGACCGCCTGGTTGTAGTATTTTTGCCAGATCTCACCCCCTTGCCCTTTGGGGGCTTCCCGTACCGGCTTGGGCTCGGCAGCAGCCTTAGGCACCTCCTCAACTGGCTTGCGGTGGATGACCTTGATAGGCTTGCGAGGAGCGTGCAGCTCGGCGCGAAGACGGGCGAGGGTACGGTCGGACATTGTGTTTGACTTTCAAGTCGTCCGTGGGTTACAGCCGACCACACAACCTACTTTTCTGGTCACTCGACTTAAAAAAATGCGAAGAAACATTAATAGAATGCAGATCTTTGTAAAAACTCTTACTGGCAAGACTATCACTCTTGAAGTTGAGTCAGGTGACAGTATTGCAAATTTGAAGGCTAAAATCCAGGACAAAGAGGGAATTCCCCCAGAACAGCAACGCCTAATTTTTGCAGGAAAGCAGCTCGAGGACGACCGTACGCTGGCAGACTATAATGTTCAAAAGGAATCCACTCTTCATCTAGTTTTGCGTCTTCGTGGCGGACGGGTCTAAAGTTTTTCCTGACCTTATAATATATGGCTTTCCGTATTCAGCACGCCGAGACTGGTCTTTTCTGGGGTGTAAACTCTAAGAACATTATTACACTTGGTGATATTCACCAGTCTTCTGTGTATGATCTTTCATGCACTGACCATATAAAGAACGTGCAAACTGACAAGTGTCTGTGCAAACGCAAGTATGCCCTTACCGAGAGTGAGCATGGAGGTGACGCGACCGACTTTAATTTTTCAGTGAATTCATCCACTGGTGAAATTATTAATTATGCACAGAACTTTGATGTCGTGTATAATAATGGTGCAGTAGCAATTTCTCGTAGCACCCCTACCAAGTGGAATATCGTTCTCCTCGAGGACGACGTAGAGGACGTTCCTGTCACTCGGTCGGCTGCACTTATTGAGGAGGCACTTAACGCATCTGCTCCAGTGCACGATGATGAGGATGTACCAGACCTGGTTGAGCCAGAGCCAGAGCCAGAGCCAGAGCCAGAGCCAGAGCCAGAGCCAGAGCCAGAGCCAGAGCCAGAGCCAGAGCCAGAGCCAGAGCCAGAGGCCAATTAAATTCCAAGTACTAAATAATGGACAGTGTAAAAGGAGGTCTATCTACTTATGCAAAATTTAGAACGTATTCGGGTGTGATTGTTATGGTGATAGTAGCTTTGTGTTTTATTGTTTTCGGTATTTTTCTGGTAACTCGTAAAGATACCAAGACGGCTAATACAAGCGGAACAATTAAAACCCAGTCATGTACAACTGATAAACCTCCAGTATGTTCGGGTACTATTGAATATAGCGTAAATGGACAAACATATACGATAAATGGCACATGGGGTACAGGACGGTCAGTTGGTCAATCTGAAAATGTTAGATATGATCCAGGCAAACCAGCGGATGGGGCGAACGGGATGTCCGATCAGAAGGGCGGATGGTTATTTTTGGTTTGCGGCCTCATTTTGATGCTTGTTGCTTACCTGATTTATATGTTCTTTTCAAGTCTTTCAAATAACGCCAAGGCTGTTGTAGGTGGCGTTGAGGCTGCATCAGACGTGATGGGTCTAATTTCTAAAAATTAAATCCAAATATACTATAGAATGTCTTTAGGAAAATGGGGACCCTATTTTTGGGGTTCCTTGCACCTTGCATGTTTATCCACAAATGTTAATCTGTCTGAACAAGAGAAAGAGGCAGTCCGGGCATTTGTTGATAGTCTTACTAAACTCCTTCCATGTCCCATGTGCCGTACACATTTTGCGGAAGTACTGGAAAAGTACCCCTTAGAAACAGGATTGTATAGTGGCCCTGATCTCTTTAAATGGTCAGTCAATGTACATAACGAAGTTAACATCAGTATAGGCAAACCAGTGTACACTATAGAAGAGGCGTTTAACTATTGGATGAATGCAATGTCTATGGAGAAACAGCAAAATGACACGGTATTTGATCCGGTCATAATTATTGTGATTATCATCATGATAATGGTACTTGCCCTGTTTTTCATAAATAAAAGATAAAACAGACCGTAAAATAATGGGGCCATGCACTAGTTGGGATATTGGCCCTGACGGTTTCTCATGTGCGGGAGAGGAATTCGGAATTGAAATTTTCGAAGACTTTTTTGATGAAGAAATTCCGCCACACGCACGTGACTGGTTATGGGATAATTTCGACGGAAAAGAGGTTGCACGTGCATATGACGCAGGACCTGACTACGGATATCAGGCACTTTGTGACGAGGCTGCAAATGTCGCGGAGGCATACCACCAATTGAGCGCCGAAGAGAAGAAGGCGTTGCATGACGCAAAACTTTCTGAACTCAAAGAGCGTCAAAATAAGTCAATGGACCGGAAAGACTGGACGACTATTTTGGGTGCCGGACTTTTGGCAAACCTTCATGATTACCGAGGACCTAACGAATATAAGATCCAATTTGAAAAGGTAATTAAGCAAGTCATGGAGGACAGTTCTGAAATGGAAGATAATCTCACAACTGACCTGAAAGATGAGGAGGACTGGGCTTAGAGCCAAGGGTCCCCCCTATAGTATAACATATGGAATATGAACGGCTCACACACGTTGAGCACATTCTCAAACGCCCCGACACTTATGTCGGGTCCCTCCCTCCCGAAACTGGACAATACTGGGTTCGAGATGGATGCAGTTTCAAGCTTTCTTCACTTTCTGTTTCACCTGGACTGGTGAAGATCTTTGACGAGGTCTTGGTCAATGCTATCGACCAGTGGTCCCTTCACCCCAAGAAGGTGGCGTGTATTGAGGTGAACGTTGGTTCAGACAATTCAATTACAGTTTACAATTCAGGGGTCGGAATTCCCATCAAGAAACATCCAAAAGAAAAGATTTGGATCCCTGAGCTCATTTTTGGACACCTTTTGACCAGCTCCAATTATAATGATGACGAGCAGAGGGTCACGGGCGGTCGCAACGGATACGGTGCCAAACTGGCCAACGTCTTCAGTTCTAAATTTCACGTCAAAATTAGTGACGGTAAGAAGGTCTACGAGCAAACATGGACCGACAATATGAGCAAGGTTGAGCCACCGGTCATCACCGATGAAAAGGTGGTTCCGTCTGTTACGGTCTCATTCTGGCCTGACTGGAAACGTTTCGGCGGCCCCGGTGATTTCCTGAAGCTAGTTGAGAAACGTACATGGGATGCGGCAATGTGGTGCTCCAAAACCGAAGTTTATCTCAATACTCGCAAGCTCGAAGTGCCGAATTTTGAGGAGTACGCCCGTATGCACGCTGGTGGGGCGGCTACGCTTGCCCGGATGCACACCGAAAACTTTGACATTATTGTGACCCACTCGTCGAGTGGTGGGTTCCAGCAGTGCTCATGGGTTAACGGTATCGCCACGACCAAGGGCGGTAGTCACGTGGACAAAATCACCAAGGCTCTGTGCGAGGCGATTGCGGCCGACAAACGCTGCTCGACGCTCAAACCTGCTCAGATCAAGGCAAGCCTCTTTGTGTTTGTACGTGCAGTGGTCGTGAACCCAACTTTCTCAAGCCAGACCAAGGCCGAGTGCACATCAAAAATTCAGGAGACCATTGATCTGAAACCAAAATTCGTCAAGGATGTCCTGGCCACGGGCGTCCTCGATGATCTCGTTTCCAAGGGTCTCTCCCAGGTTGAAAAGGAGCTCAAAAAGACAGACGGGTCCAAAAAGTCGCGCATTACGGGAATTCCTAAGCTCGATGACGCCAACTGGGCTGGCACACACCGGTCGCATGAGTGCACGCTTATTATCACCGAAGGTGACTCGGCGAAGGCTCTTGCGATTGCCGGCCTGAGCGTTGTAGGCCGCAATGCGTTCGGTGTATTTCCACTCCGGGGTAAACCTCGTAACGTCCGCGATGCGTCTGTAAAGCAGGTTACCGATAATGAAGAGTTTTCTAATCTGAAAAAGATCCTCGGGCTTCAGCATGGCAAGGTATATAATTCGCTCAGAGAATTGCGGTACGGTCGTTTGATGATCATGACCGACGCGGATCTCGATGGCAGTCATATCAAGGGCCTTGTTTTGAACATGTTCCATGTCTACTGGCCGAAACTTATTGAGCTAGGATTTGTCGTTTCGATGGTAACACCTGTTATCAAGGCGGGAAAGACATGGTATTTTACAGAAGACGAGTTCAAGGCGGCCGGGCCGACAGCAGGGGCCGTCAAGTACTACAAGGGTCTGGGCACTTCCACGAGCGCCGAGGCCAAAGAATATTTCCGGAAAATTGAACAACTCACCGTAAAGTTCACGCAGGATGCCGAAACCGACAAGTCTATGGTGCTGGCTTTCGCCAAGGCACAGGCGGATGACCGCAAGGACTGGCTTACAGAACATATGGCCGAGCCCCCCAAGGGTATTCCGTATGGTCACATCCAAAATCTAACCGTCTCTGATTTTGTCCACCGTGATCTGGCAAACTTCAGTGCGGAGGACATCAAGCGATCAATCCCGCACGTGGCGGATGGCCTCAAGCCCTCCCAGCGCAAGGTAATTTACGCGTGTCTCAAGAAGAACCTCACAAGCGACATGAAGGTGGCGCAGCTCTCGGGTTACGTGGCCGAACAGACCGCCTATCATCACGGTGAGGCTTCACTTCAGGGAACAATCGTCAATTTGGCACAGAATTTCATTGGCGCGAATAACTTGAACCTACTTGAGCCGTCTGGGCAGTTTGGTACGCGTCTTGCCGGTGGAAAGGATGCCGCGAGCTCCCGTTACATCTTCACACGCCTGGCACCTTTGACCCGCAAGATTTTCGATCCGTCAGATGACCCAGTGCTCAAGTATAACTTCGATGACGGACAGAAAGTCGAGCCCGAGTTTTACAGCCCGGTGGTGCCTATGATCCTGGTGAACGGTGCGGAAGGTATTGGAACGGGGTTCAGTTGCTATGTGCCTCCATACGACCTGGAAACGATTAAGCACAATATCATGTGCGCACTTGACCAGGTGGCGATGGTGCCTATGAAGCCGCACTTCAAGGGATTTCGAGGAACCATAACAAAAACAAAGGATCATACGTGGGTCCTCAGCGGTATCGCCGCCAAGGAGGGTTCGCAAATTCATGTGACTGAATTACCACCTGGAAAATGGATCCAGGACTACAAGGAGTTTCTCGATGACCTGTGTGAGAAGGGCACTATCCAGAAGTATGAAAATCACTCGTCAGAGACCGCCCCAGACTTTCGGATTTGGGGGTGGACTGGGAACGACGACCATATGTTCCGTGAACTCGGTCTGACCAAGACAATTCACACGAGCAATATGTACCTGATCGGCCCCAACGGAGCCGTCAAGAAATATGCAAGCCCCGAGGAAATTCTGATCGACTATTTAGATATTCGAATTGGAATTTATAAACAGCGCAAGGCGCATCTGCTCAAGGAACTTGACACCCAAATTCAGTGGCTCTCAGAAAAGGCTCGTTTCATTGACGCGGTGGCTGTCACACCACGCATGCACATCTTCAACATTCCTCTGGATCAGATACATTTCCAGCTGCGTCGCGAGAAATTTGCCGAAGACATCTGGCCCAAGCTACTGGATATCAAGACTTATCAATACACTAAGGAGGAGGTGGCTAAACTGAACGCACTCCGTCAGCAGAAGGTGGACGAGCGCGCGACACTCAAGGCGACGAGTGTGGTCCAGATGTGGAAAAATAACCTTCGCAATTTGTAGTTAGGATGAATGACCTGTATGTAGATTTACTCAGGTTTTTCAGACCCCCAAAACCTCCTTCGGTGCAGCCGCGGGTGGTCACCCCTACCCCGGCGCCGGCTCCAGCGCCTGCCCCTTCTAATCAACCCCCGACCCCTGTCCAAGTTAACGGTTTTTATAAGGCCACATCGGCAAACACAATTACATTTTACGCCATAACAGCATGGCCCCTGTTGACGCCTACCCAACTCATGCCCATCAGCCCAGGATGGACCGTCAGTGGCCTGTCTGGGGTTGCTGGTAACGTGATAGTGACAAAGGCGGCGAACACACCGGGGGGTGTAAAAGCCGAGAAATATATCGTACAGCCTTATAATTGGTATTTCGAATGCCAAACTGATACCGTCCAGACAATCACAGATACACATTACGCTACGGGCGTCACTCTTTATCCACCTGATACAACGAGTTTCTTCCTGTCGCCTGTGTATAACGGGACTATAACAGGTTTTTATATGGTAGATCGCAGCGTACCTGTATTTTACTTGACGGCAGCCGCCCCCTTCAACTTTACAAAGGGGTGGACGGTGTCGGGCCTCCCTACCGTTTCGGGAAATGTCACGGTTAACTCTTTTGCTACTATTCCTGGAAACGTCGTGACGGGGTCCATCGCCGTCCCGGGCAAGAGGCGGCAGCTTGTTTCCAATAGTTACATAGCATATGCATTTCTAAATACAGAATATCCTGTGCCCAACACGCCCGTACCCGTGTACACGACCGCCACCGTCCAGGCGCCCATGAAAATAGCAATTCAATATGGTGCTAGCGTTACAAGTAACGTTGCCGACGTCCCTCAAGCTGTTACAGTTCACCAGAATGTTATAGGAGGCAATGCCGCCCCTCTCCGTGATCTCGGGGATGTAAAGGACCCTCCGAGTTTTCAAGAAGAATACAAGGAACTTACAAAAACAGGCTATAACTCGGCCACGACGATGTCCCTGTATGCTATAGGACCTCAAGAAAAGTACGTCAATGGTAAAGACGACACTGATTGGAACACATATTTTCCACAACATTCAAATTTTGTGATGTACCAAAGAAATGTACCAATTTCTGGTAACTCGTTCTTGGGTCAGACCATCACTCTCGAGTTCCGACCCCAAGAGCTTGGTGATCTCTTGTCAAATATGTATTTTAAATGCACATTGCCAGGACTGACTTCAACCTCAAATGCATACACTAATCAGGTTGGCCGGGCCATCATCAAGCAAGTAGACTTTATAATTAATGACACGGTCGTAGAGACTGTTTATGACGACTGGTTCTATATCCATGATCAGGTATTTCTTGATGCTGACGAGCAGATTGCTATGTTTGGTGCGGTAAATTCCGGATTAAATTCAAACGTTAATTCAACGTCGAATACAAATGTCATAGTCCCGTTGGAGTTTTTCTTCTGTCGGAGGTATTCACATGGTAATAAACAACATGAGAGAATAAGGCGGCCCTACTTTCCTCTATGTGCTTTATGGAACCAGAAAATCTATATAAAAATTCAATTTAACCCATGGGTCTGGATCACAAACGACCTACCGGCTCAAGACCTCATAAGTCCCTCACTCATATTTGAGGAAATCAAATTGACAGATGAGGAACGCTTGTTTTATAAAACAACACCTCTGCGCTACATAGTAAACCGCGTTCGAAAGGAATCCACTCTGTCTTTCACGGCCACCAATCCGCAGATCCAAATGACGGCAAGTTTTCCAGTCCAAATGATCACGTGGTTTATTCGAAATAAGAAATATGAAGGGGTCTTGGATGGCCGGTACTATGATTCTAGATATAACTACGGGTATACCACCAATTATATTCAGACGGCGGTCCCTTTGAATTTCGTATCTGGCCTGGTGAGATATATTGACGTTATTGACAACGCCAAGATCACTTTGAACAACGTAGACATTCTGAGCACTTTCCAGGGGTCTCTTTATTATTCGTTCAAACAACCTATGGAACACGGTCTTTCTATCCCGTCTAAGAGTATCTATGTGTATTCATTTGGGCTTAATCCAAAAGAATACAATCAGGGGGGTTATGTTAATTTTTCTAAATTGAATTCACAGACAACGCGGCTTGCTTTACAGTTTTCACAACAATATGCATCTGAAATTACACAGGGATATAATTTGTATCTGTTTTACTATGGTTACAGTGTTCTTGAATTTCAGGGGGGGTTTGCAAGGCTTCCTTTTGTGTGATGAGATATTCGATAATTCCATTCGTTATGCACCAACGAATGAAGTTCAACTGAGCCACCGTCGTGGTCAGCCCCATAAACGAAATACGCTCTGTACGACAAAATGGATCGAAGAGTTTCTTCGAGTAGCCGTCAAGGCTCGACTTGTACGCTACATGGACCGTAAAAAACTTTCCATTAGGTGCAGTATAAGTCACATGCCTATTCTTTGCATAATTGGTCACAAACCATTCCAAATTACGCAAAGAAATACCCTTTCGATGAGAAAGGATATCTTTGAGCTGTTCTGAATGCTTATCTTCTGAAAAGAAGCGTGAGAGGCTTTCAAGAAGGACGTCCGACTTGCTCATTGATCTTTTTGTGCTCTACATGTTTAAGCGGTTTTTAATTTCAAAAGATTTCGTCCACTCGACTGGAGGTGTCGGAGCTGCTGGAGCTGCTGGAACCTTGATAACAGGCGCCTGAGATGAATGGAACTTGCAAAATCCATTCGCATGTGGTTCCTTGAGACATCGCTTTCCACTCTTGTTTACGCCCTGACAAAACGAGGCGTCCACATGCGCTGTATCCTTGATAAGTCTTGCAAGCGGTACAGAATACAGTTCTGAAATTACTTCGAGAGCCTTTGAAAGGCGGACGGCTACACGCCGCTTCACCTCCTCCTCGATCAATGCGAGGATCTGTGCTTCCATCTTACTCTACTCTAGGCCCTGGTCTTAAACTGAAAAAGTCCGTCATTGTGCGCACCCTGGGTGCGAATATGACCTTTTCTGGGTTCGGCCCCACAAGAGGTTCGAGCAGGTCACACACAGGTTTCTTGAGCTGATGATCGAAATAGTATTCATAGTCTATCTTCAGATTGTTCGCCGTCACCCACGCCGGGTCCTCGGCCTTTTCAAACATCTTACCACGGCCCTCTACTATCACAAATTGTACACGGTCCCCTTGCTGAGGTTCTGATCCGGGTGCTCGAGAGCGGATAGCGTTTCTGACCTGGACATGGGGCATGGGTACAGCATTCATAATCTGTTTTAGTACCATTCGATGTCCTGGTATAATGTCCTTTTGTCTAAGCATTTTTTGAATTATGGCTTCGTGACTAAATTTATATTCCTTTGTCTTAATCAAATCTTCAATTGATTTCTGTTCATCGCCTGATAGGCATTTCATGTTTTCCTTCAATTCGCTAACAGAATTCAAAGTAATTTTATATCCGTCCGCAAGTTGCTTGGACAGTAACAACTTCTCAATGGGCACAAGACCCCCTTTCAGGTCTTTTGCACACTGCTTAGCAAAATTAACAGCAGGTTTAGGATCATCACTTTCAAGGACCATATTGAGCAACTGTTTGAGTGTGTCGCGGACGTATGGGCAGCTGTCACGGCGCACCACCTGCAGACCTTTGACATCAATTTTTTTGAATACTACGGCGTCACCCTTCTTTTCGTACATCTTGGCAGCGTACCGCTTCTTAGAGTACAAAAAGTACGGGCAGTAGACCTTCTCAAGCTCTAGATCGTTCGGTGCCTTGAAAAGCTTCGTGCATTGCTCGGCAGCCTGCTCTCCGAGCTGCCACGAATAATCGATCGCCTCTTGACCTTTCCGACCCTGAACGTCAAACTCAACCATCACACTGTCCGTATCTCCGTACCGGACCTTCGCCCCTGGAAAATGCTCTTCTACGTACGTCTTCGTCTCTTCGATCATCTGTCGTCCTCGCATAGTAACGGTTGATGCGATTGCGACCAGGGGAAGCATGCCTTTAGACGCGCCAGTAAACCCATAAATACTGTTCATACTAATTTTATAAGCCAGTTGCTGGCCGTTATAAATGGCTTCCATAGGGGTCCCCTCCGCCTGAGCCATAAGCTTTTTGGCTTTCTTACGGTAAGCCTTCAGATCAGTCAAAATAACCGGTAACAGGCTCGGCACGTTTTGAGCAAAGCGATGCGGTCCAAATTGCTCGTACACGACACCCGGAAGGTTATCGAACCTTGGGTCCATCACGAGCGTTGAGTAACACAAATTATGGGCGCACATGATACTCGGATACAGACTTGCAAAGTCGAGCGCAGTAATTGGTGAGTAGTAAGCACCTGTTTGAGCTTCCAGAACCGTCGCACCTTGATATTTGTCCTCATCAATAGAAGGTCCTCGATCAAACGTCGGAATGATGAAATTAAGTTCGCGCGCCTTGTACGCCATCTGACTAAACACCTTGATTTGCTGACCACGCTCACTCAAAAACGCAAGTGGGACCCAACACGCCTTGGCCATCTCTACGAGGTTCTGGATCTGACAGAGCTTGTCAAGTAACTTGTGTGGGAGCTCCGTATCCTTCAGACAGTAATCAGCCACCTCACCCAGACGCGTCGCGTCGCCCTCTGCAAACCTCGAGAAGATCTCTTTGACCGGCATGTCATTTTTCTGATCTTTCAAAAAGTGTTTCGAAACGTTGTTCAGTGAATAGCTCTCGAGCTTGTGTTCACGTTTCACGTCCTGGAAGAGGTCAAAAACGTACCGGCCGCGCATAGGGACCATCTTGAGCATGTTATTTCCGAGTGCCGAACTCGAAAGGTTCTTTGTGACTAGCTCGATCGGGCTGTCCTTGAACCGCCCCCAAGTTGGCGCGAGCCCATTCTTGACTGCACGGACCTGTAAAAACTCAAGATCGAACCCAAAGATGTTCCAACCGGTGATAATGTCAGGATCCGTCTTGATAAGATATTTCTCAAAAGCCTGCAGAAGCTTCTTTTCCGTGTCGAAACTCTTGGTGTCGGGACCGGCAGTCTCTTTGAGACACAGACACATGCGTTCCATGGGCTCGACCGAGCCGAACTTGCGCGTCGTCATCCCAATCTGAAAAACACAGTCTTCGGTATTCATAGGATTTGGAAAACTGCCTGACTTTGAATAACACTCAATATCAAATGACATGATCTTCAGTGGTGCAATGTCATCCCGGTCAACAGGCTTGATGTTGGTGTAATCAGGAGCCCAAAGATTAATGTCACAAGTTGTATCAAAGTCTGGTTCGGTGACATCACACGTCAGCCAGCCAGTCGAACGAATTCCAGTCACGTGCATAAACCGAAGTACGGGATCAATATTCGTCTCGTAAACTTTGAGCTTGCCAAATTTAGTTAATGGGTTTTCATACGGATCCGCCATTCGACCATCTTTGATATGTGTATGTTCAGTTATCGTGACGTGAGGTTCGGGATCTTTGCGAAGTGCCCAGGCACAAAAACGCATTTGACGCATTGTATCAAATTCTATACGAGCAAAACGTGAAAGAAGATTGTTCTGAAAGCCCCACAGGTCTTTGGCGTGGACCTCTTTGATTTCAGTTGGCTGAAATTTCCTACGAATTGCAGAAGCAAATTCAGCAAAATTATGCTGAACTCTGAGCTTTGCGTAAAAATACGGACGAAAAGTGGTACCGAGAGCAACTGACTTGCCATCTTCTTGTCGTCCGTAAATTCTTATGACGAATTTACCGTCATGGTCAGACCCCTCCCAAGCAACTGCCTGAAAGGTGGTCATTCTTTTATATTTAGTGCTTTAATTCTCTATGCAGGTACAAGCCTATAAAAATGCCAATAGTGTTCCACATAATGTCAAGGGGGTTCGCCATGTGATTGGTAAAGTGCTCTAGGACCTCCCAAAAGACACCAAGGAACCATAACTGGACTACATAATTCGGAAACAGATAGGCGCCTAGCCCAAAATAAAGAATATGGGAAATATTCCATAGCGTAAAAATTCTAGGGCCGAACTGTCTGCCTTCATCAGATATGTCACGGGCTAGAAATTTAACTATGGGATTATTTTTTGGTGCGTTTATGAGTTGGGTCTGCATGAAATCGCCTGTTAGTATAAACGTGGCGAGAACCGCCAAGACTCCGTAAATTATAAACCTGATGAAATTTTCAGGCGTTTGTTCCATCTGATATTACTGGATTTAAAAACCTGTGGATCCGAAACCGGCCGCACCACGCTCAGTCACAAGTCCCGTGCACTCGCTGGGCAGCTCTACGACATCAGCTGTCTCGAACTTCTCGAGGATCAGCTGAGCGATACGGTACCCTGGACGGATGACGAAAGGATTGCGGCCGTCTGTATTGAGCAGGACAACCTTCAGCTCACCGGTATAGTCAGGGTCAATGACGCCGGCGAGACAATCCAGGCCGTGCTTTACGGCCAGTCCAGAACGAGGTGCAACGCGACCATAGGTTCCGGGTGGGAGCTCGACAGTGACACCGGTCGAGACAACCACTCGATGGCCTGGCAGGATAATATACCCATCAGCGGAAAAGAGGTCATAACCAGCGGCGCCTGGGGTTGCGCGCGCAGGAAGAATTGCATGAGGTACCAACTTACGGACATTGAGGGCCATTTCTATTTTGAAAGAGTGTCGTGACTTTAAGTACGTTAAACAAATGCAGGACCCTCAATCCATAAAACAAGTGATCTCCGTGTTCCTCGTGTAACCGGTGTGACCCTGTGTAACAAATAACTTGGAAATATGATGACGGTTCCCTTTTCCTTTTCAAGTGTTATGATGTTTCCTGTGTTAATTTGAAGTTCACCTCCTTCGTATTCTGCAGGATCCGATAATTGACATACAAGACTAAGTTTACGATTAGCCTTTCCAGGACCCATATCCAAGTGCCAATCGTAATAACCTTGATCTTCTGAATTGTACACGGTATATTGAATGTTCTCTGTAATTTCTGTTAACTTGAATTGATAGAATTCATTATTACACTTATTAATAAGTTGAAAAAATAATGTGTAAATTTCTAGAAACTCATCAGTTTTAGGAAGCCAATAAATCTTAGAGCGCCGTTTTGTAAGGTTGACGGTTCCTCCGTTGTCGCCTATTTGAGCATCATTAAGTTCTTTTGTGTCTAACATTTCTCGTATTTGATCTATCTGTGATACGGAAATAACATCAGAAAAACGATAATAACTCGAATGTTTTGCAAACTCCTCTATACTATATACAAACTTATACGTTCTTTCATCTTGTTTATGACCTTTATTTTTCAGGTCATATGCATGTTCTTTATAAGGTCCGTTCGCGTCTACGTAATGAAGGAAGACTTGGATGTATTCGTCGCCTTCGAAAACTGGACGCGAATGTTCTATTTCACAACCCTTGTAAAGGACGCCATCTCCAGGATTTTGTTTAACAGCTTTTTTTCCCATATAAATTGGCCATGGGTGCGACTGTGAAAGGTTGATAGTCACGGAATACTCGCAACTTGGGCGATCTTTATGAGGTTTTAATTCAGCTCCTTTGAAACATGCGCGACAATATGTGTATGACGGTAAAAGAGTTTTTCCAGCCTCTTTAGATATTTGAGTTAATAGTCTTCCTAAAAGTATATTACACATGGGGAGATCATAATAAGAATTACTTTTAGGTATTTGTATATCTCCTCCATTCTTTGGAGAATTTCGTATAACTTCAGCAATCTCTTGAGCTTCTGTTGAACTTATAAGATTTTTGATGACTTTGTAGAGACCCCTCATTAAACTACTCTCTTATAAATTTCCAAGCTATTGTTACGCGCATATCAGGTGAAAATCTCGAAGGCGCCATCCCCCTATGAAAAATATTAGACTTGAACATAACAAGTGAATTTGTAACCGGCTGACATGCCATCAACTCTCCATTAAATTTAAATTGCGTCTCTCCACCCCAATCGTCTAATACAGCCTCGTCTATTTCATTTATGTAGAGAATTGCTGTCACTGCATTATCTCTTTCGTCATCTTGATGAAATGAACCATTTTGCCCAAATGTCTGACCATTCGCATAAACTCTATTCAATTTTAGTTTCAAATTAGAAATTTTACATATCTTACTGACTAGATAATCTGTAAAGAAAGGGTTATGAATGAGGTCCATAAACCAAAATCGAATACCGTTATCAACAGAAATTCCTTTATAAGTCCAAGACGTTTCATCAATAAATTGTTGAAGCTTTTTGAAGTCCGTCACTGTTAAAAAATTGCGATAAATATCAAAAGGTTTTTCCCGTACAAACTCGGGTTTATTAGATATAAACTGTGAGATTGCATATCGGCCATGGCCTTCTACAGGTTTTACTTCATGTTCTGTATTCGAAGGAAATATAAGAACAGAGTTGTTACGGACAGGTACCTTAAAATCTCCAAAGTATAAATCTCCTCCATCAAATGTCTTTGGCTCTTTCCATGTGTAATATATAGCTGTAAAGAATGACTGATCTTCGTGAGGTCGATAATAGTCGCCATCTTTATATAAACTTACGAGAGTGCTATCATTGTTAAGTTTTCTCATAAATTTAAACATCCAATGTTTCTTTTCTAATTCATAAAGCACCTCAGTACTAAACACTTTACGGTTCAAAGAAAGAATTGCACTTTTTGATCTGTTGTCGCCATAAAAATCATCTATGAACAATCCCTTATTAGATTTTTTAGGCTCTCCTATAATAGTATGAGCTGTACCTGTTAGAGCACCATCTTTTAGATGAGGGGTTAAACGATCTAATTCCTCGTGAATTGTACGAATTTCATCATCCGAATAGAAATTTCGAATAATACAAAACGAAATAGGAGATGTGTAGAATTTAAACTTCATTATACAATTTATAAATATTAAACAATAGTTCCGGATGACGCAGAAAGTGTGATTGTCGCTTGATAAATTTGAGGGGCAGCATCACCACCTAGTCCACCAGTTCCTACTACTACATATCCTAATGGCGGTGCATAACTACTGGCATTTTGTCCAGGCTGTCCAGGTTGTCCAGGATAAAGGTTGCCCACCCCAGGCACAAATTGAGCAGTTCCGGTCTGACCACCAGCGCCGCCGCTTCCACCCACTGCTTGCCCAAAGTAATTCAATCCCTGTCCACCCGTACCCGGTCCGATCACCCCCGCGGCACCACCGTTCGTGCCTTGTGTCGATTGCTGCTGCCAGCCGCCGGCGGCGCCGTACTGTCCGCCTTGCCCGAAACCCCACCCGCCGCCTCCCCCGGCTCCATTTGCAATGTTAGCTGTAGGCTGATATGTACTTGAAGGAGCGTTCTTGACCC